GGTCAATCCAGGCTGGACCGTCACTGTCTTCGGTGATACTATTACCGATGTCAATGGTGGTTTTGAGAGGATACCTTGGGCACCTAACCTTCTAGACACTATTCCAGCTGTTAACTGGCATAATCTAGTCGGTGATGTGACTTCGGTCCTCGATCTCCTTGCCCTGTCCATACAATGGCTCGGTAAGGGTCGTTAATCCCGCCAATTTTTGGCACTCAACCCTAGGAACCCATATGGGCATCCAAACTGCAACCCTCTTAGAGGGAGGTACTCTCGCCGCTTCCGCGGGCACTGAAAGGACTCTTGCACCAATTACTACTGGTCCAGGCTCTGCGCAGATGTTTGTTTCAAGTGATACCAGTATGTTGACCCGTCGGGTCATTTCTGCTACCACGAAGCAACCTAAGCGTATTCCTACGGCCACTGGTACTGCTGCATCTTACACTCAGGCTAGGAGCAAGCTTGTTATCAAGTATCCGAAGACACTTGCTAACGACTATGTCACTGTTAACACTTTGACAATCGAACTCTCTACTGACGTCGAAACGACCGCCGCTGAGAAACTCGAGCTCCGGAAAGTCGCTGCTCAAACTTTGTTTGACGCTGACTTTACCTCCTTTTGGGATAACCTCTCGACCGTTTAATCTTTAAACGGTTGTCATTTGGAGTTCTCCAATGAGTGTGCCTTTCATGAGGTACCCGTCGCGTAACCGCGACAAAGGTGGGTTCAAATCCACCGAGTTCTTTAACCCAACGGAGATCGCTAGGACCCTCCGTCTGGCTATCGCCACTGATTTTGGTCGCGACACAGCGTATCGCGCACCGTGGCAAGAGCACTTTGCCAATAATCAAACAGACAACCTCTTAAAGAAGTTTGTCTGGGGGGTTAACGGCAATGACCTTGACAACGTTACGTATGAGAAATTCATCGTTAACGCAAAGCGTCTATCAGAGTTTAATCTCTTGATTAACTCTGATAGGCCTACAAGGAATAGCTCACTTCGAGACCTAATTATTCATAGGGCTCGCCATATATGTCATTACGTTCTTAAATCATACTCCGAAGAGGAGTTATTTGAGAGCGCAAGGCATAGTAATGGTGCTACCGTAGGTGTCAATTTTATTGATACCTCGGTTGAGGCGAAGTGGACGTTCCCGGTCACGGTTACTAGCTCATGCCTCCTTCTGCTTTCTAGGTACCTTGGGTGGAACCAACAACTCCACTTTGCCGTTAAAGAACTTAACGACAGTCAACAATGGTACAAGATCGTAGAGGGATCAGTTGCAGCAACAGTCCCGAAGGATCGAGACATCAACCGCTTTATCGCGAAAGAACCTACTGGAAATATGTTTCTCCAGCAAGGAGCGATGGCACTCATGTATGAGCGCCTTGCGGATGTTGGTCTTGATCTTAGCTCTACCTGATACTCATCGTCAATTAGCCTGGTTGGGCTCACTAACAGGTACGCTTGGAACCATTGATTGGTCTCAGGCGTCTGATTGTGTATTGACGGAGTTGGTTGGTTTCCTTTTTCCAACCCAGTGGGTTAAGCTACTCATGAGTCTAAGAAGTCCTGTTACCTTCATCCAGAAGGAAAAGACAGTTCTTCCCATGATTTCGAGTATGGGTAATGCAACCACATTTCCCGTAGAGACCCTTGTGTTCTGGTCTTTAGCTGTTGCGACTCTCTATACTTTAGAGATGCCAGGTTCAAATTCACTCATACCGGATACCCGTTTCTTTAACCGGGTATCAGTTTTCGGTGATGACTGTATTTTACCTTCGCACGTTTGTCGTCTCTTTATTGAGACAACGTGTTCGCTAGGCTTCATCGTAAACGAGAAAAAAACGTTTACTGATGTTAACCAGGGCTTTAGGGAGTCCTGTGGAGGTGATTACCTTCACGGGATGGACGTCCGGCCTTTCTTCCTGAAGGCCCCCGCTGGAACAAAGCCATCTCAAATGGAGGCTTGGCTGTATATAATAGGAAACAGTGTCTTAAAGAAGTACATTTCGTACTTCGGGCAGCTGTCCTATATATATGGAAAAGCCTTCTTTGAGTGGTACTTTGCTCTATTCAGGGATAACTCTGTGAAAATCAAAGTTGTCCCTGATTTCTTCCCAGATGACGCTGGCCTGAAGATCTTTCCTGATCTTGTCAGGTTCTTTAGACATTACGAATTCGATGTAACACCGATTCGTGTGTCTAAGCATGGCACCGTGAGGTTCAACTATTTGAGAAATTCTTATCCCAAAGAGTTGGAGACTAATGACCACGTTCGCTACGTTTTGCAATTGCAAACCATCGCGAAACGAGTCGTTAGTATGCCTTGTAGTGCGCTTAGTTTCCTTGGTTGTGAAACTAAGAGCAAGCGTTATCTGAGGAATGACAGCGCTTATGTTACTGCAAGCGCGATAAC